GATTTCATCTGTACTAATGCACAAACCTTTTATATTCGTGATGGTAAATTGCATATGGTATCTCAAATGCGTTCTAATGATGTAGTGTTTGGCTACAAAAATGATTATGCTTGGGCCCAATATGTTATGACTAAGTTTGTAACTGAATGGAATAAAGAAGCTGATAGGTACAACGTTTCAACCACCGGCTCTGATCCAGTTAAGCATATCACTAAAGGTACTCTTACGTGGCAAGTAATGAATCTTCATGTGTATGACCGCCACTTCAAATTGGTAGAATGATATGAGTAAAATTGGACAGTATGTAATCGATAAACAAGCTCAAGAAGATTACGAATCGTATCACAACTATATGGGAAGACGAATGAGAGAAGAAGATAGATACCGTTATAACAAAGATCAAAAATGGCACGAACGCTTTATGGATATGGCTAAACTTATAGCCGACTGGAGCAAAGATCCTTCAAGTAAAATTGGTGCTGTTGCTGTTAATGATGAACGTCGTATTCTTGCAACAGGATATAATGGCTTTCCTAAGGGTATAGAAGATACTCCTGAGCGTCTAGCTAACCGTCCTGAAAAGCATCAATTAGTTATCCATGCTGAAATGAACGCACTTATGAATGCTCTGTACTCAGGCGTAAGCCTTAAAGATGCAACTATGTATGTTTATGGATTGCCAATCTGCCCTGATTGCGCCAAGTGCGTAATACAAGCTGGTGTAAAGCATGTTGTTATCCCGACTGATAAAACCGATAAAGGTGAATGGCAGAAAGTCTGGGAAGAAAAAAGTTTACCAATGTTTAGAGAAAGCGGTGTACTTGTAACAGTCTTGGATAAGTAATGACTTATCTCGTTACAGATAACTGTGTTAAATGTAAGCACACCACATGCGTATCTGTATGCCCTGTAGATTGTTTCTACGAGGGTCCAGATATGTTGGTTATTAACCCCGATGAATGTATAGATTGCGGAATCTGTGTACCTGAATGTCCTGTAGATGCTATTGTAGCAGATGTAGATCTACCAGAACCAGATAAGATTATATGGATGGAAAGAAACGCTAAATACAGTCAGGTATGGCCAAACATTGATGAAGAAAAAGCACCTAAGGAAGATGCTTATGAGTGGGAAAACATTCCACACAAATTTGAAACCTTTGTCGAAAAAGTTTCATAAATACAATCGTTAATGAGACTTAAAATTCTTGTTGACATTTTTTGAAAAGCGTGTTATAGTTAAATCTATACACAAAGTATATAATAGTGAGCTACTCTGATCCAGTCAAATATCTCACGTTAATAAACTGATATAAAGGAGACTTAATATGTCGAAAATTAAAGTAGGCGTCATCGGCGTCGGTAACTGTGCTCAATCCCTTATTGAAGGTATTCAGTACTATAATGAAAACCCTAACGATCACGTAGGACTTATGTATCCAGACATTGGTGGATATAGTTCAAGTGATGTTGAATTCGTAATTGGATTCGATGTCGATAGACGCAAAGTCAATCGTCCACTTGTTGAAGCATTACGTGCTAGACCAAACTGCGCTATGAACCACGTTGCAGAGATACTAGAATCTGGAAACAATTCACCAGGTGCTATCACTCCAGGAGCTCAGGTCTATTCAAGTCCAACTCTTGACGGTGTAGCTGAATGGATGGATTATTATCCTGAAGAAGTTTCTTTTAGAACAGGTTCAGAATCAGCAAAATCATTTGATGATATCGTATCGCTTATTAAAGAAACAGGTGTAGAAGTTCTTGTTAACTACCTACCGGTTGGTTCTGAAAAAGCAACACGGTTCTATTTAGATGTAGCTTTAAAAGCAGGAGTACACTTTGTTAACTGTATTCCAACACTGATTGAAACAAAAGAAACACAACAAATTGAACAAAAGTTTATCAATGCAGGTCTTACCTTCGTTGGATCAGATATGCGTTCAGCTTGGGGTGCTTCAAGACTATCTGAAGTTCTACAAGGTGCAATGATTGATGGTGGGTTACATGTAACTTATCACACTCAAACCAATCGTATTGGTGGCGCAACTCAAGGCCGTGAACATGTTCGTAATGGTGTTACATCAAACACAGACTTTATTAATATGGCTGAAAAAGAGCGTCTACATAACAAGCATATCTCAAAAGAGAATGTTTTAAAAGGACAAAACACTGTACGTGGAGTTGATTATGCCGGTGATACATTGTATGCTGGACCATCATTAACTGTTCTACAAAAACCAGGCGGTGAATATGTTGGATCTGATAATAAGATTGCAGATCTCGATATTGTAGCATTTGGTTTTGGTGGAGCTCGTTATACTCTACAGGCTAGACTATCATGTCAAGACTCACCAAACTCTGGTGGTGTGGTTATCTCAGCAATTCGATTCTGTCGAGTAGCGTCTGAGATGGATATTGTTGGTATTCTCCGTGGGCCAAGTGCTTACACACAGAAAACACCACCAGTACAGCTTACTACATCTGACGCAAAGTTTGAATGTGATGCATTAGCTCGTAGAGAACTAACAAGCATGACACGACCACAGCTTGCATCAGCTAAGCCTAAAGCAAAAGATCTTCCATATACTTACCAGGACGGAAAGACTGATTATGAGTAAGAGAAACGCTTTTGGTGAGTTTGATAAAGCACCAACAAAGATGATTAATTCTTATGATATTGATGGTGTAATATTCATGGGTGACGAGTTTACTGGTGTAAACCCTGGACCTGACGATATTATCATTACTGGTAGATCTAAAGATGATCGTGCAGAAACAGAAACGATGCTCCTGAAAAGGGGCATTACCAACCCTCTCTATATGAACAATAAGCCTGGAGACTATAATAGTCGCAGACAGTCTGGTATTCACAAAGCTATGACTATGTTTTACTTAGAGGAAATCGGTTATAGATTTGGATGTCACTTTGAAGATGATCCAATTCAAGTAGAGGCTATTCAGCAAATGATGCCTCATATTAAAATTGTTCATCTTAATCATGACTTAATCGATAAAGGTGTTGACACTCACACAGATCCGGATTATAATAAGAGTATTCCGGCTTATTAAAGGAAAAGTAAAGCATGAGCACGATAACACTTCAGCAACTAAGGGATACTCGTAATGAGACTAACTTTCGTTACTTCAATAAGTGGGTAATAGATTTCTTCAAAAGAGAAACACTAAGAGAGTCTGGTAGAATTCACGAGTACCAGTACCCTGAAGAGTTTGGACCAGCGATGAGACAAGAAGTTTCATACTGGAATCCTAATCGTTCTAAGCACGCCGAGGTATATTGGTTAGAGAACTTTGTATTTAACCAAGATACTTCGATGAAAAACAAAATCCTTAATGCTATGGCAGTAAAGTTTGTAGGTATGCCGACATTAACATTGGTTGCCTCAGACTCTACTGACTATGGCAAGATTATTGATTTCGATGATTATAAACAAAAAGGTGATTACTATCATTGGATTAATAATAATCTAGATACCAATAAGAATAAGATGAAAGTCTGGGGTGCTACTCAGTTACAAACATCTTTACAAACAGCGGCTCGTAACTTTTGCCGTGAAGAGGATAACAATCCTGAACAGAAGTTTGGTCTATCCAATATGATTAGATGGATGGGTCACTTAGATGATCTTGGCATGAGTAAAGTAGTACAAGATAAGAATAACAAACTAGGCGATGTATGTGATTGGTTTCAAACGCATCGTGGCATTGGTCCTTACTTCTCGTATCACCCACCATGCAATTTTTCTCGCTGTGCTGATTTGCCTAATATTGATGAAGATGATAATTATTGTCTAGTAGGTCCTGGTGCTAAACGAGGACTTGAATACGTATTTCCAGATGTTAAGTTCAAAAACAATGCAATCATGGAAGCATATATACTAGCAGTTAGAGATCATCAACATGAGTTCTTTGAGATGAATGACTCTGAGTCAAAATTCTATAAAGAGAATCTTGAACGCGATGGTAACCTAACTACATTTGGTACTGAGATTACGTTTTGTCAGTTCAACTGTTTCTTAGGTATCAAAGAAAACTCCAAAGCTCAAACTAAGAGAATGTTGCCACTTACATTTGACTCATTTGTAAGTATCGCCGAAGATCTTAAGAAAAGATTAGAGCCTTCACCTCTAGAACAATTTTTTATATAAGGTAAATATTATGAAAGCAGTTATTGCAGCACCGTTTATTCCAATGTCGTTTCAGACAAGCAGCCACCGCGCCGCTCAAGGAATAATCTATGCAGACCTCTTAAAACATTATCATACAGATAATATTCATGCTAGTTTATCACGACCATCTGTTCAAGGTGAAGGTGCTAAAGAAGCAAATAAAACTGAAGACTTTAATGCATATGATCGATTGTATATCTATCATGGCAATGATCGTAAAGCAGACTCTACTGATCTTAACTTCTTTGGTGGCACTAAACAATTTCCCCATGCATACAATATTAGAAACATATCACGATTTAAAGGTGAAGTATATTCATTAGAAATGGATATGCCTGACTATGCAACTATGCTTGAAAACAAATTTGCAGGCCATGCTCGTAAAGATCCAGATATGGAATTGATTGTTCCAGAATTTTTACAGGTTGATATTGAAAACCTTCGCAAAATGCAAGAAAGAGCTATTACACTTAAACCTCAGCATCCTACTTGGGATAAGCTGTGTATAGGTGATAGCCATGCTATTTGTATGTACCGTGAAGGATGTAATGTTAACTCAGTACCGTTCAAAACACTACACGGTGCCTTAGAGATGGGCCTTGATAAATTCATAAATAAAGATAATGTTAAGCATATCGAGTGCTACTTTGGTAACATCGATATTCGACATCATTTATGCCGACAGGAAGATACTAAACAAGCAATACGAGATATTGTTGATCGTTATGTAGAACAAGTCGGTTCTTTGGATATGGAAAGTAAAGTGATATATGAACTCCTCCCCATCGAAAATGAAAGACGCAGCTTGCCAAAAAGTGGCTGGTACATGGGTGAGAAGTTTCATGGCTCTTGGGCTGAACGTAATGATGCAAGACTCTATTTTAAAGAGTATTGTATGCAAAAGGTTCAAGGTACTGATATTGAATTCCGCGAATGGCTTACACCAAGCTATTATAATGAACTTGGTGAACTCGATTTTAAAGCTATGGAAAAACCAAAATCTGTCCATCTATCACGTGAGTACTATCCTTATTGGCAAGGATTGGAATATAATAATATTGAGAAAAATAGCTTAGAGGACTTTTTTGAATGAAACACGCAACAATAATTCCACTGATTGGTGGTGAAGCACTCGCTTCAACTGACGTATTCGGTTCCAGACCAGAATACATTTTATCATATGATGTATTTAAAGATAACGAAAAACATTTACTTAACTATTGGGATCACGAAGTTCCTTATCATGTACTTGATAAAGGTGGTTCAGCTCCTCTTAATGAAAAGATTGATGTAATGTCGAGTGTATGTCCTTGCGCTGGTCTAAGCCAATATCATTCTAAGCCTGGTGAAGAAAATCAAAACAATCAATGGATGGAAAAGACTGCCAACTATGTTCTCAGTGAAGTAAAGCCAAATGTATTCTGGGGAGAAAATGCTCCTGGATTAGTCGGTAAGATTGGCGAGTTTATGCTTAAAAAGCTCAGGAAAATTGGTGAAGATAATGGCTATTCTATGAGTCTTTATCTCACAAAGAATATTAAACACGGTGTACCACAGTTTAGAAAACGTACATTTTATTTCTTCTGGAAAAAAGAACGCTTTGGTGATAAGACTCCACTCTTAACATACTATGATCGTCCTCATAAAAAGATTGAAGATATTATTGCTGGTGTGAAGTCAAACTTTCAAGTAGAACCAATCAATTCAAAGATTCCAAGTCAAGATGATCCTTATTATCGTTATTTGCTTGAAGAAGTTAACAATGGAATGACTCATAAAGAATACTATGAGAGTCTTAATACAGAGAATGTTCGTGGTAATGATGTAGAATCCATGATTGAAAAGGCTGGACATAACTATAGTGTAGTCGGAAGTGGATGGATAAAGAAGGATATGAAAGAGAAGTTCCAAAATGTGAGCGCAAATATGAAAAGCTTGCAGCCGGTGGTAACATTATGCGCCGTGGTACTATTGTTCCAAAAGATTACATCGGAGCTTTTGTTGGCCATTACCCATCAGTACTTACACACCCATACGAAGATCGTTACATCAATTATCGCGAAGCAATGACTATTATGGGATTACCTTCTGATTTTGAATTGTTAGATCCTAAGAAATCAGTTAATCATATCTGTCAGAATGTTCCTTATCAAACTGCATCTGATATGTGTGAAGAGATTAAAGCAGTATTCAATAACAACAGACCTTGGGCTGATACTGATTTCTTATTCCAATCAAATATCAAACAAACCCATGAACTGTGGAATAAAGATGAAGCAACATTAGAAGAGTTCTTTTAATGGTTGACATTCAAACAGTACTGTGTTATAATATAATCTATAATAAAGGAATGATATGAAACATTTTATAATTGACTTTGAAACAATAGGTCAAAACTCGCGGGAAGTACCTGCCATTGATTGTTCCTATACGACATTTGAATGGGAACGATTCTTAGATCAGCCCTACTCTTTTAGAGAACTAGTCCTTGATATGCAATCAGCTAAGTTCGATATTAAAGATCAAATGCTTAATTTCGGCTGTAAATACACCGAGAGAGATCTACAATGGTGGATGGATCAGCCAACAGAGCTGAGAAAATATTTAAAACCAGATCCTTCTCAAGATCTTAAAGCAGTCCAATTTATGGAAAAGCTTATTGATTACTTAAGACAGACTGGACCTATTCAAAATTGGTGGTCAAGATCTAATACTTTTGATCCAGTAATACTAGAACGTATCGCTCAAAACGCAGGTAAATCATCTTTATTAGGTGATTACTTAAAGTGGTGGGCTGTACGTGACACCCGTACATATATCGATGCTAAGTTCGATTTTAAAGTACCTGGTGGAAAGAACGCATTTATTCCTGTAGCTGATATCGCTAAATGGGAATACAACTTTAATGCTCATGATAGTAAACATGATGTCGCAGCCGACGTACTCAGATTACAAGCTATCGTAAGAGCTGAGGCAGATTTGGAGCAGATTGAAATATGAAACTAGAAGTAAGTATTGAAGAATTACGGAAACACAAGATCTTTGTAGGTACTCCTATGTACGGTGCTCAATGTGCTGGTACATATACTAAAGCATCTACAGATCTTGCTATGATGTGTGCCGCTAATGGTATTGGCATACATTTTTATTATCTATTTAATGAGAGTTTAATTCAGAGAGCACGTAACTACATCGCAGATGAGTTCTTACGGTCTGATTGCACACACTTATTATTCATAGATGCAGACATTGGTTTTAATCCAAGAGACATTCTAGGATTATTGGCAGTCAACATTTCAGATCCAGAAAAATACAACATTGTTACTGGTCCTTATCCTAAGAAAGCAATTGCATGGGAAAAGGTTAGTAAAGCAGCAGATGCAGGTCTAGGTAAAGATAATCCCTTTGATCTAGAAAATTATGCAGCTGATTATGTATTCAATCCGGTTAAGAAACAACCCTCGTTTAAAATGAACGAGCCTTTAGAAATTGGTGAAGGTGGGACAGGCTTTATGCTTATTCCACGTGAAACCTTTGAAAAGTTTGCATTAGCTTATCCAGAGTTAGCATACAAACCAGATCATGCACGTACTGAAAACTTCGACGGAGCTCGAGAGATTCATGCGTTCTTTGACTGTATTATCGATCCTGAAACAAAGCGTTATCTATCAGAAGATTATTTCTTCTGTAAGTGGGCTCGTAAAGCAGGATTGAGAGTTTGGATGTGTCCTTGGATGCAACTGCAACATATTGGAACTTATATCTTCAAGGGATCTCTTGGGCATATGGGACAACTGGGTACTTCTCTTACGGCTGATAAGACCAGCAATAAAAAGAATTACAAAAAAGGAAAAAAATAGTTGACATTTTGTCTAAACTATGATATTATTACTATAAATAAACATGCAATTAAGGAGCTTATATAATGAAATTTAGTGAACGTACTCTTACGATTCTTAAAAGTTTTTCGACCATTAACAAATCCATTCAAATGAAGGAAGGTAATGTTCTTAAAACTGTCACCCCAGAGAAAACATTGGTTGCAACCGCAACTATCTCAGATACGATCCCATCACAAGCCTGTGTATATGATCTATCTAGATTCTTATCAATTCTAGGTCTTTACAAAGACCCAGATGTAGAGTTTCATGATAAATACTTCATGATTACAGCAGGCAAACAACGTACCAAGTATGTTTATGCCGACATCTCGATGATCCATGCAGCACCGGAAAAAGATATTACTTTACCGACTGCAGACGTTCAAGTAGATGTATCGTGGGAAGATCTTCAGTCAGTGATTAAAGCTGCTGGTGTTCTTCAATTTAGCGAAGTTGCTTTCGTCGGTCAAGACGGTAAAATTTACCTAAAGGCTATTGACGGCAACAATGATAATTCTGATGATTATGGAGTCGAAATCGGCACCACTTCTGACGAATTTAAGATTATTATTAAAACAGATAATCTAAAGCTTTTACCTCAGGACTATAAAGTTACTCTTTGCGCGAAGGGTATCTCTGAGTTTAAAAGTGATGGTGTCACGTACTTCGTGGCTATTGATACTAAGTCGACTTATAAAAAAGGAAATGAATAATGAGTGAACAACAAAACCCTAACGCTCAGGGTCAAGAGCAACAAGAACCAGTACAAATTTCACTGCAAGATATTGCAACAGTAGTACAACTAATTGATGTCGTATCTCGTAGAGGTGGAATTGAAGGCAATGAAATGGCAGGAGTAGGCATGTTACGCAACAAGCTAGAAATCTTCTTGCGTCAAAACGCACCAAAAGATGGTGAAGTTCCTGAAGGCGCTATGCCTGCAGCAGCGCCAGCTGACGTACCAGCCGATGCACCACTTGCTGACAAAGTCCAGTAAAAGACTTATGAACGACCGAGGGCTCTCGTTGATAAACAAACCCTCACTTATTTTTATATTATGAAACATGGTGAAAACATATGGCTATTGAATCCAAAGCAAACGAAGTTTTATGGGTAGAAAAGTATCGTCCACAGAAGATCGATGATACAATCTTACCTGATAAAACAAAAGCAGCTTTTAAAAAATTCGTAGAAGATCAAAGCATTCCCAACCTGCTACTTACAGGTGGTCCAGGCGTTGGTAAAACTACTATCGCAAAAGCTATGCTCGAAGAGCTAGGCTGTGATTACATCGTAAAGAATGGTTCACTTAATGTTAATATCGATACTCTTCGATATGAAATCTCTACATATGCATCGTCTGTATCCCTTACAGGTGGTCGTAAATACGTAATCTTTGATGAAGCAGATTATCTAAATGCTACATCAGTACAACCTGCCTTACGTAACTTTATTGAAGAATACTCTTCCAATTGCGGGTTTATCTTTACATGTAACTTTAAAAATCGTATCATTGAACCACTCAGGTCTCGATTGTCTGAAGTAGATTTTACTATCGAAACTTCACAACGTCCTAAGATGGCAATGCAATTCTTTAAACGTGTCAATGCAATACTTGATGATCAAGGTGTTGAATACGATAAACAAGTTCTTGCTAAAGTTATTGAACGTCACTTTCCTGATTTCCGTAGAGTATTAACTGAACTTCAAACATATGCTTCCTCTGGTCGCATTGATGAAGGTATCTTTGTTAATCTCAAACAGGAATCTATGGATGAGATGTTTAAACTTCTCAAAACAAAAAACTTTACAGGTATGCGTAAATGGGTTGCTTCCAACTCAGATCAAGATATGAATGAAATGTTTAGACGTATCTATGATATGGCAACTGATAAAGTTGAACTTAAATCTATGCCTGGCTTCGTAGTTACACTTGCTGATTATATGTATAAAGCAAACTTTGTAGCTGATCTCGAAGTTAATATGGTAGCATTCTTAACTGAAGTAATGTTAGAGTCTGAATACAAATGAGTGATATCAGAGTAGACCCAATGGCAACTGTAATTCTTAGCGATTACACACAATATAATCGTGTTGGTGATAAAGATGTTTTAACGAAAGTACAACATACTGAACGCAACGGACATAGAACAGTTGAAAAAATGGTGATTGGTTTTACATATAACGCCAATGGCACACTAAACAAACCTACTGAGGATCCAGGACAAGTCTTGGATGTAATGATATAATGGATATAATTATTTGGCTAGCACAAGGAGCCTTTATGCTCTTTGTTATTTACTTTGGTTATAAAGCTCTGTGGATCTCTACAAAAATGTTAGATGAACGCAAAGCTCGCTTCCGTGCAGGTACTCATGATTATTACGATAATCCTATTGAGGAAGAAGAGTAATGTTCGGTTGGTCTATTAAAAGAGTAAAGACAGTAGAATGTTTTAACTGTGGAATAGACGTCGATAACCAAGTAGCATTTAAAGTAAAGTTTAATACAGCTGAAGGGTTACATACTCTCAAAGCATGTCCAACATGTGCTGAAGAAGTAAATGAAACTCTTAAAGCAATTGAGGAGTCAAGAAATGACACTACCATATGAACGCAAATGGGCTGTTGACAATACACGTATTTTTTTATATAATCTAATGGATCCAAAGAAAACACCACGGGTTCCAAAAGCAATAAGACAAGAAGCTTATCGTTGTTTGAAACATTATCCTGGTGAGTATCACATGGAAAAAGCAAAGAAACAAGCGCCTGAAGTATTCGGCGATTGGGAGGATATTAGACATGGCTAAAGATTATAACCCGTTTGATTTTATGAATGCAGTATCTTTTACTAAAGAAGATCTGATTCAAAATCATGATAATCCAGACATGATTGAAAAGCAATATACTCCATATGTAGTTAACCGTGGATTTACTAACTTTGAAGATACTATACTTCACGCAAATGAAATGAATATAAGACATCATTTATTCCATGCTGCACAATTTGATTATTACCGAGGTGCATTACGTAAACGTAAACGTTTCTCTAAATGGCCAAAAGCCGATAAGAGTACAGACCTCGATGCTATTCAAGAAGTATATTCATGTAACCGTACCGTCGCCAAACTTTATTTGAAGGCGTTATCACAAGATGATATGAAAGCTGTTAAGAACAAACTCACCATTGGTGGAAGTTCTAAATAGAATAAATATATCTGATGCCAAAGTGAGCATCGTGATAACAACAAAAATAATTAATTAAATATAAGGTGCTGTACGTTATGGAAACAGAAGACATTTTCAAAGGTGTCGGTATAGAAGTCTCACTTCCTTCCCCAGATAGTTTT